AGGAGAGTACGCTGCTCGTATGAGTAGCGAGGGAGCATCTAGTGACCCCACCTTCGTCGAGTTCGCTCGTCGTGAGGTTGGAAAGATGTTCCCTCCGGGTTGGGATAGTGAACTCTATCCCAATGCCGCGCTCTCCTCGTGCTTGACTAGGAGCTCGTGTGCTCAGTCAAGTCGGTCGAAGGGTGGTTGTAGAAAGTATGTACTTTCATCTGATATTTCTTGGAATAGTCATATGAAGTACGTGGAGAGAGTTTTGACTAGTGAGACGGAGCCGGCCCTCTTGCCGTCTCGTCTCGCAGCTGTTGAGACTGGCGGGAAGTGGAGGATTGTTTCCTCCGCTGACTGCCGTATGTCTCTTTTGAAGCCTCTCAACACAGCTATCTACAACCGTCTGTCCCGCTTCGATTGGTTACTTCGAGGCGAAGCCAAGGTGAAATCATTTCGTAATTTCACCCGTGTGCCAGGTCAGGTGTTTGTCAGTGGTGATTACGAATCGGCAACTGATAACCTCTCTATGGAGGTTCAGAAGGCGATTCTTCAGTCACTTCTCGACAATGCCTCCTGGGTGCCTCAGGGTATCCGGGAACTGGCATCTGCAAGTCAAGAGGGCGTCCTTTCTTTTGAGGGGAAGGAATACTTGCAGAAGCGTGGACAGCTTATGGGCAATCTTCTGTCGTTTCCACTTCTCTGTATCGTCAATTATTTAGCTTTCCGTTTCTACACGAATTCTCGCCGTGGAGAGATTCCCGTGAAGATTAACGGTGACGATATTGTCTTCCGTGCTAGCAGGGAGGTAGCAGATAAGTGGATGGACGGAGTGAAGGGCTCTGGTCTGGTGCTCAGTAGGGGCAAGACCATGGTGCATAACACTTATTTTTCCTTGAACTCCAAGTTGTTCGCAGCTAGGGGTTCTTCGGTTAAACTTGTGCCTTCGATCCGTTCAACTGCGTTCGGGTTTAAGGATGTTGAGGATGGAGTTTATTCTCTGCGTGGTCGTTGGCAGAGGGTGCTCCTCGATTATCCTTGCTCGAAGAGGAAGAGAGTGGTACTTGGTACTCACTTTCTTCGTCTTAACACGAAGTACGTTGTTGCTTCGAGACGCAGCATTACGCGGGGACTTGATATGGTCATGCCATATCAGTCGATCATGGCGTGTAACCTTTGGAGAAGGGAGTGTTTTTACCTTTCTTTCCCCAAAGAGGACCCGCTTCCGATCTCTCCTAAGGCCTCTTCGAATCTTCGGATTCCTGAGGGCTGGGAGTGCCGTCGTATTGAAGA